CAGCACTATCTAGATTATTCAGATATAGTGTAACATTTAGTTGATACTTACCAGTTACAGGTGCAGTAAATGTATTAGATGCAAAGTCAGCATTTTGGTCAAATCGTTCAGTACCAAATGCTATTGTAACTTGCGACGCTACTGCAATATTATTTTGTGCGCTTGCAGGATGGGCATTGAATGCTGGCTGTGCTGGCATGGTGACTGCGCCTGTAGAGTCAATTGCTATATCTGTTGCAGAGTTATCGTGACGATTAAAGAAATAACCACCTGATCCTCCGCTAAAAATTAAACTATTAGCTTGTTGGCGAATAGTGTTAGCAGAGGCATAAGCTGAAGCCGCAGTAAACGCAAGACCGCTAGTAAAAGCACCTGTAGTAGCAGCAAGTGCTGAACTAGCTGGGTGTACTACTGAGCCTATGGTTACACCTAAATAGTTAACGAAGATGTTTGCTGTACCTGTAGAGGGTGCTGCACTAAATGTAAGTGTAGTACCATTAGATACTGCGTAAGCTGCAGTGTCTTGGATAACGCCATCTACAGATACCAATAAGTCTTGGTCTGTGCCTACTGGTCTACTTAATGTAAAGGCAGTTGTACTACCATCGCCATTAAACTGTTGTACAGTAGGTATGCTAGTAAATCTATCTGCTGGTGCGTTACCAATGTATGCCATTAGGTGATCTCCATTATACTCAATGTTCCGCTTAGTTTGTCTGCTACAGAACAATCAATCGTAATCTGGTCTGTAGTCTCCAGTACAACTTTGTTACCTGCCATAAGCTCTAATGAACTACTAGAAGGTATGGGTGCATCTTTAACTACAATGCTTGTACCGTTAGCGGTGTTATTAGTTATTGCTCTGTTTGCTGTATCACTAACTAGTCTAACTGTAGCTGTTACTTGAGATGTATGTATATTAGATAATATCAATCCCAAAACAACTGTAGTTGTACCAGAAGCTGCTGTATACATTACATACGGTGTACCTGCACTTGCTGGTTCCGCTGCAAAGTTTACAACCTTAAAAGTATTTGCCATAGTTTATTCCTTTTCTTATCCTAGTGCAATAGCTAATGCTGTTGCATCATCTGTTGTCGCAACCGTACCAGCTACTGCTGGTAATGTTAATGTAACATCGGCTGTTGATGCTGGGCCAATTAATGTTACTTTATTATTTCCGTTATCTGAGTCTTCAAAGAACTCTACAAAACCTGCTGATGTAGCTCCATTCTTAACTGACATACTTGCATTAAATATATCTTTAGCTGTTGATGTTGATACACCTACCTGAGCAGTAGTTCCACTTACTTCTACATTACCATTAATATCAATCGTAGTAGCAGCAATTTGAATCTCTGTATCTGCAACAATATCAAGTTGACCATCAGTGCTTGAGTTAACATATATAGCAGCATCACGAAATTGTACCTTCTTATCTGTTCCCATTGTTGAGTCAGCATTACTTGCAAACCCACCATTAAACACAGTAGCTGCTGTAGTAGTCAACACACCTGTAACTAAGGCAGTAGTTGCCATGTTAACAGCACCATCAATATCTACAACATCAAGATTAGTAGTACCGTCTACGTCTAAGTCACCATTAAAGTCTGCGTTCCCTGCAAGCGTTAATGTAGTTGCCATATCTACAGCACCATCAATGTCTACCACATCTAAATTAGCTGTACCCTCAACGTCAATCGCCCCACTAATATCTAGTGTAGCTGCGTCTAGCTCACCAGTAATTGTAAGATTGCGTAACCCTGTGTAGTCTTTATTAGAGTCTAGTATAACTGCTTTAGATGCAATCGCTGTACCTACCGCAGTGCTACCTAAGTCTAGTGCATTGATCTCACCTACAACGACAGTAGCACCATCTAATATGTTTAACTCTTCTGGTGTAGAACTAACTTGAGTAGTACTTACTGCAGCTAGAACTGGTAGTGTACCTGATACGTTAGGTAGATTAATTGTTCTGTCTGCTGTAGGATCTACAACTGTAAGTGTAGTCTCGTGAGCATCGGCAGTAGCACCTTCAAATACTACAGCGTTAGCTGCTTCCATAGTAACTGTGTCAACCTGTGTAGTTGTACCTGTTACAGTTAAGTCACCTGATATAGTAACGTTATCTGTAAAGACTACGTCATCTGTTCCTGTAGGAACTCGCATAACAATAGCGTCAGCATCATTTTTAATTGTTACATCATTTGTTGAACCTTGACCTGTAATGATCAAACCGTCAACAGAAGTGTAACCTATAGCTGCGTTATCACCTGCTGCTGTGTCACCGTCTGGCTCAAATGTAGCTGCTGTTGCAACACCTGTAACATCAGCAGAAGCTAAAACAGAGTTACCTGCAACAGTAAGAGTGCTTGCCATATCTACTGCACCGTCAATGTCTACTACATCTAAGTTAGTTGTACCATCAACATCAAGATCACCGTTAAAGTCTACATTACCTGCAACAGCAAGTGTTGTAGCCATATCTACAGCACCGTCAATGTCAACTATGTCTAAGTTAGTAGTACCGTCTACATCTATGTCACCAGATATATCTAGTGCTGTACCTATCAGTGTTTGTGTCAGTGTTACCTGACCATTAGAAGCAATAGTTATAGCGTCTACGTCTGATGCAGAGCCAATAGTCTTGCCGTCACCTATTATTATGTCATCAGCAAATGTAGCAATACCAGTTACACCTAATGTGCCGCTGACGTCCATTGTACCGTTAACGTCAATAGCTGTAGCGTTAAGCTCAATCTCATCTGTAGCTGTAATGTCTAGTACTGTAGCACTAGGAGCATTAATAAACTGTGACGCATCATTAAACTGTAATGCCATTGTGCTGTTAAGTAACAAGCCAGTGTCATGTACGTGTGTTAGTGTGACGTCTGTGTTTGCACCGAAGCCTAATACTGCAGCGTCAGATATAAGTGTAAGATCATCTCCTACTGTTGCATCAGCAGACATAGTAACATTGCCTGTCACTGCTAGTGTACTAGACATATCTACAGTACCATTTACATCTATAGCGGTAGCTGTAAGGTCTATCTCATCTGTAGCACCTAGTGATAATACAGTAGCACTTGAGCCATGTATAAACTGAGATGCATCATTAAATTCTATTTTGTTTGTACTGTTTACACGGACACCTGTATCTGGGATGTGTGTAAGTGTTACGTCTTGGTCAGCACCTAAATAGATAACACCTGAGTCACCTAAGTAAAGATCACCAAACTCTAGACTGACTGTACCTAGTGTAGCACCGTCAGCTATTGTAGGAACAAATGCTGTACTTGCTGATATAGTAGTACCAACTATTGTACTTGAACCTGTTATGGCTCCAGTAACACCTAGTGTACCAGCTACTGTAGCGTTCTCATCTATATCAAGAGTATCAATGTGAGCTGTGCCATCTATAAAGATGTTACGCCACTCTTGACTAGCACTACCTAAGTCATATGTGTCATCGTCATCAGGTATAATGTTTGAGTCTACATCTGCACCAAACACAACATTGTCTGACGCACTGTCACCTAGTGTAAGTGTGCCACCATTAAATGTAGTAGTACCTGTAACCGTTGCATTACCTGCTACTGTTAAGTTACCACCTACTGCTAGGTTGCCTGATATATCAGCAGCACCATTAATATCTATAGTAGTAGCTGCTATCTGTATTTCTGTATCAGCTACAAGATCTAGTTGTCCATCTGCTGAAGAGTTAATGTATATTGCCGTGTCACGGAACTGTATTTTTTCTGTAGTATCAATTAATATGTCATCAGAAAATCTAAAGTAGTCCTCGTCTTCCATCCATATTAATACACCATCATTTGATTGTCCATCAAATGTTACTGTTATGTCTGTACCTGCTGTAGCATCACCTATGGTAATAGAAGTACCAAGTAGCTTAGTTATTGGGCCACCTTCTCCTGTAGTATTATCGTGAGTGTGTCCTGTAGACGCAGCAAATGCAGCTAGTAATTGATCAAACTCATCGTTAGTGTCTGCTGCTTGTACTACATCTCCATCCGTATACGAAGACTGTCTTGTATAAGTTGCTCCCATTTACCTTCTAGCTCCTAAGTCAAATTCTAATTGAAAACCTTTTAATGAGTATGGAGCTGTTAGCCCACTATCATTAACTCTTAATGCTACCGCAAATCCTGATCCCTCTACTGGCTGTCTTACAAGTGGTTGAGATGCACCACCATAAGTTGGCCCACCATAAACAGATATTCCATATACACCAGCAATGTCGGTTGAATCTAATGGGTATGCTGCTGGTCTAGATGATTCAGCACTTTCATAATCATACCGCACAAACAAGTCTGCGTCAATAGTAGATTCAGGTTTAAAGTTAACTATAACCCTTTTCATATGTTTTCTTATTCCGGGATCATCCATAGTTAAATCAGAACTACGATACTTTGCGTCTATTGCTACCCCGTCAAAATCGTTGCCTTCTTCTTGCCTATATATGTGACCATCAAACCCACCGTGTAAAATCAAGATGTTACCCTGCTCAATAAATGAGTCAGTACATGCAGGTTTAATTCCTTTTAGCTTAGAAAACTCATATGCTGGTTTTCCACTTTGTTGTGGTTTAAGTACACAGATAATACCTTCTGTTCTACTTTCTAGTCCTGCAGTCTTAGTAAAAAATAATCTGTACTGTGTTTTTTCTGGTATAACAACAGACTCAAATACAGCAGAGTCTAAGATGTTGTCATCAAATATAGACTGAACATTACTACTGATTGTACCAATGTTAACATCGCCAATGTTCTGTGTACCAGCAACTGTTCGTAAACCATCAGGCCCTAAGAATATTAGATCACCTGCAAATTCTTGTATAGTCTTACCATTTATGCAACCAATGTCTCTTGTAACAGGAGTAACTGCAAAGTTAGCAGATGAGCTACCTGTTAATTTAAATATTCTATTCTGACAGAATATAAATAATGCATCACGAAAAACTTTTAATCCTACAATAGTATCATCTACTTTAACACTACCTGCACCCGAACCTGAAGTAAAGTTATCTTCATCAAAAGGTACACTAAACACTAACTCTTGAGGTGTACTTGACATACCTGAGTAAAACATATGTTCTCTGTATGAAGCTACAATACTTGCACCTGCTACAGCACTAGTACTTACATCTGTTGTAGCTAAAGAAGTGTTTAAAACTACAGGTGCGTTTGTTCCATCAACAAGTATTATCTTGTCATTACCATCGTAGTTAATTCTTTCAAAAGAATATTTTCCTGCGTTAGTTCTGCCTGTATCCCTTACTGTCCATGTCTCAGATACTACTGTTCTATTTGTATCCCCTGTAGCTGCGTGAGCAGCAGCAGACGTACTATTAGTAGAACGAGTAACACCAGTAAATGTTGTAGTTGTTTTACCTGTATAAGTAAACTCTTCTGAGTCAATTACAAAACTACCGCTAGAACTAAAACCTGTTGTGTTTTTAACTGTAACTACACCTGAACCAGACATAGTTTCACTAGAAGTTATTTTATCTATAGAACCTCTACCTAAATCGGTAGAAGCAGAACTAAAAATCTTTTCACCTCTAGCTGCAATTATTTTGTTGTCAAAAAAAGTAGTTAATAATACAGCCTCTTCAGAACTACTTGTTTGAGGAACAATAGATCTAACGTGTCTTTTAAAACCGTCAATACGTCTGTAGCCACCCTCTACATCAGGCTCAAAGTTTTCTAATTGTAACGCTTCTCCTGCTCTCATTATAAATGTAGAACGATTAGAGATTAATCCACCTTCACACACGAACGGAAAGTGTTGCGTCTGGGCTAGATCTGGCATTAAATAATCCTAGTTGATGTTCGTGACCCTATGTAATTTGTAGAGCGTGGTATAAACGTTGATCTTAAATAATCGTATCGGTTGACTAGTAATGTTTGCATGTGTTTTATGCCGTCTTCAAATCTGGCAAAAGTAACTCCATACTGTTGCATTTCTCCACGATATTGATACACTAAAGCGGTAGCTCCATCTACTATAACTGCAGCAAATCTGTCAGGTATAGTCGTTGTATCTCCATGTGCAGCTAAGTCTGCAGGAAAAGTAAAGTAGTCAAACTTTAAAGAATAAGATTTTGTAGGGAAAGGAAATAGTATATAGTTATTGTCAAGAGATCTTGTTACAAACTTAGGTATCCCACCGCTATCAAACTGTGCAACTTGTACACCATTTGCGTGTGCTGCTGCTGTAGATCCACCTGTAGCTCTAGTGACACCAGTAAGAGTTGTTGAAGACCCTACTGCTGTATACGTCATAACTTCATTACCTACAAACACTGTTCCTGTACTTGCAAAGCCTGTAGTACTAGCTACCGTTAGTGTAGTAACGGAGTCTGTGTGCGACTGACTTAATGTAGTAGTTTGTATTTCATCTTCTTGTTCTACGTAACTTTTTAAATATTCATTATAGTTTAAAGGACTAAGAGTAATAGACCCATTGCCTAAGTCAGAATCTTTTACTAATCTAAATGTATTATAATCAATTACTTTAGTTGAGGAAGGAACAGTATACTTTACTGTACCTGCTGTAAGTGTCTGTGTAGCAGTAGCATGATTAAACGGGTAGTTATATTCTCGTTGATTAATATAACGAATAGCTTCATTGACAGCATTCTGACACTGTACTTGTATTCCTCTAGCAGATGTAAAATTAGCTGATGTTAATTCAACTTCATTTAATCTTGATATAACTTTATTTGTTAGAGTAAGGTATGTTTCAGCCATGTTATTTCCTACTATCTATATTAATAAACTTTTTTCATTGCTACAATAATGTCGTAAGTATCTCCAGAACTATGTCCTGTAGTAGTTAATAGTACGTCACCATTAACGCCACTACCTGCATTGTTTACTAGTCCACCAAACTGACGGTAATCTGAATATCCCTCAGAGTCAATTTTAATTTTTCTAGCAGATAAATTAGTACTTGCATTCCAAAATAACTCAGCAGACATACCTACAGTATTCCACCATACTTGTTCTACAATAACTTTAGATACTAAAGCTCCATGTGCATTAGCACTTAACGCACTAGCATCTACTTTAGCAACAGCCGATTCTCCTGAGCCGTCACTTACATTTCTAAATCTCATAACAAGATCAGATGGGCCATCTAATAATGTTTCACTCGTAACAGCATCAGCCATTTTTATTCTCCTATGTCATAAAAAGTGGGGCAAGTTAATCCTGCCCCACTAAGTATTGTTATGCTAGTTGATCACGATCAAC